TATTCTCATCTCAGATATTTGTAGATGTACAGAGCAAAAACACGAAAGCCTACAAAGAAGCAAAAGCAGAACACGGTAAGGTATTCACTATGGCTGAGAAGAACGATGCAGAGCGAATCGCAGATGCCTTTCTGAGAAATACTAAAGCGGTAGAACTGATTAGAGATTCTGAATTTGAAGTGCCTGTAATCGGTGATGTAATGGGATTCCCTTTTAGAGGCAAAGCGGATGTACTTGGTAAGAATCGAATCGTAGATTTAAAAACCACTACAGATATTAAAGCCTTCCCTTACTCAGCTAAGAAGTACTCTTACGATGTACAATGCTACCTGTATTCAAATCTATTCGGTATCGACTACAAGGACTTTATATTCTTAGTGATTGATAAAAAGAGTTTAGATATCGCAGTCTATCATTGCTCAGAGGAGTTCTACTATTCAGGAGAGCAGAAGATAGAGAAAGCATTAGAGGTTTACGATACTTACTTCTTGCAAGCTGCGGACTTAGACCAATATTATTTAGAAGGTATCCTATGAGAATACTTAATATGTACTGTGGCATTGGAGGCAATAGAGCATTATGGGGAGATAAATTTGATATAACTGCTGTAGAGATAAACGATAAAATAGCAGAAAAATATAGTAATAAGTTCCCTAATGATACTGTAATTGTAACTGATGCACACGAATACTTATTGAGTCATTATAAAGAGTTTGATTTTATATGGAGTTCACCTCCTTGTCAAACACACAGTAGAACAAATTACTTTACGCAGCACATTAGAAAAAAGCCTGTTTATCCATCAATGTCTTTATATGAAGAGATTATATTTTTACAATCCTTTTTTAAAGGAAAGTGGGTAGTAGAAAATGTGATACCTTATTACAAACCACTAATCGAAGCAAAGAAAATAGGAAGGCACTTATTTTGGAGTAACTTTAATATAAAAGAAATACCTCAGCCAAAAGACGATATTGGCACAATGGATTGTAAGTATGGTAATAAGGCACATAAAAGAAAATTAGAAGATAGAAATGCTGTAAATAGTGAACTTGGTAAGCATATACTTGACACAGCTATTAATGTAATTAATAATGAAAATGTAGAACAAATAGAATTATTCTAATGATAGATAATATTGTAGAAAGAGTTGTATCTTTATTTAGGAGTCGCTCACAAAGAGGGATAGAGAAATACGGAACAACATTAGATAAAAACGAATTAAGTAATAGAGAGTGGCTACAACATCTCCAAGAGGAGTTAATGGATGCAGCACTATATGTCGAAAAGATAAAATCAATAATAGATGAACGAGAAGGTAAAGAGATTAATTAGAGAGATTGAAAAGGAATCAGGAATTGATTTATTCAGAAACACACGAAAGAGAGAATACACAGAAGCACGAGCCTTATTTAGTTACTTCCTAAGAAACTACTTCGGATACAAACTACACGAGATCGTAGAGATATATAATCAGAACGGATTTAAAACACATCACGCTACTATCCTGTATGCGAACAGAAACTACAAGGATTCTTATTTGCCATTCTCACGCTTTCTAAAGGACTTAGATGAGAAGATGTATATCAAGTTCGGCAATCACCAAGAAGTGAAGCTACGCAGCCTTAAAATGCGAATAGATAGCCTTCCTGAGAGTAAGTTAGATGAAGCAAAGCGTTTAATAGAAGAACTGATAGATTAATAAGGGAGTAAGATGAGAAATAGACAACAAAGAGAACTGATACTAATAGACCACTATAAGACTTGGATGGAAACCACTAAGAACAAGTACCACAAAGAATATGCAGAGATGATGTATAAGGCAATGCTCGATGGCAACTACAAACAAGTGTACTCTGCATTAGGAGGCTCTAAGCAGGCACTCTACGACACGAATAAGAATGTTACTTACATAAGTGTAGTACAAGCTGCAGAAGCTTACAAAGTATCGAAAACAACTATGAGTATTAACTACCTAAGATACGGACTAAAGAAAGTGATTATATGATTACTAACGAGGATAATATGGAACTAATGGCAAGATACGAGGATAACTACTTCGACCTTGCAATAGTAGACCCTCCTTATGGTATAGATTGGATGAGTCAAATTAAAAACCCCAATAAAGGTAAGAGTTGGAAACAATATGAAAATAAGGAATGGGACAAAGAAATACCTAATAAAGAATACTTTGATGCGTTGTTTAGGATTAGTAAAAATCAAATTATTTGGGGGGGTAATTATATGATTGAATATCTATACTCAACACCCTGCTTAATTATATGGGATAAAATGCAAGAGTTTAGTGGAGCGGTATTTGAAACTGCTTGGACTTCTTTTAAATCTCCTTCAAAAGCATTTAGAATGTCAAGAGTAGAAGCATATTGTAATCAAAATAAAATACATCCTACTCAGAAACCTGTAAAACTTTACGAATGGCTACTTATGAACTACGCTAAAGAAGGTGATAAGATATTAGACACTCACTTAGGTTCAGGTAGTATTGCAATAGCTTGTCATAACTTAGGATTCGAATTAACAGCTTGTGAATTAGACAAAGACTACTATGAAGCAGCTATGAAACGATTAGAACAACACAAAGCACAACAAAGACTATTCTAATGGCTGAGGTACTCCAACTAAGATGCGAATTAGAACAATTAGCTATTATAAGAGAAGTAATGTTCGGAGCTATAATAGTAATGATAGTTGAGGTAGCACTAATCTTATCTTACAAGATCAGAGCAAAATCTTGATTCTCAATCGTTATATAGGTAGAGTGTACTAAACACTCCAATTAGAATTATTAATAATATTTTTTAATTATGGATGGAAGGAAAAACAACGGAGGTCATAAGACTGCGGGAAGAAAGCCGAAGTCCGATGAGATAAAACTAATAGAATCTCTTGATAAGCACATAAACCAAGAAGAGGTATTCGATACGCTACACGGACTTATCAAAGAAGGTAACATTAGAGCAATACAACTCTATATGAATTACAGACACGGTAAGCCAAAAGAGAGTGTAACATTATCTTCAGATGGATTCAACATTAATTTCAAAGACTTGTTGAGGTTCGAGTAGGTGATTACCATTCAACAAAAGTACGAGGTGTTAAGGGACTCCGATAGTCGCTACTTTATAGTTAGCGGTGGCAGGGCGTCGGGTAAGTCCTTTAATATCTCTGTTTTAATTCTCTTACTAACATTCGAGAAAGAACACACTATCTTATTTACAAGGTACACTCTTACCTCAGCTTCTATTTCAATTATACCTGAGTTCTTAGAGAAGATAGAACTATTAGACCTTGTATCTTACTTTCACATCACAAAGGATGAGATCATCAACAAAGTAACAGGGAGTAAGATTATATTCAAAGGAATTAAGACAAGTTCAGGAGATCAGACTGCATCACTAAAATCTATTCAAGGAGTTACTACTTGGGTATTAGAAGAAGCAGAGGAACTAACAGATGAAAAGAAGTTTGACACGATAGACTTCTCAATCCGTTCTAAGAAGAATCAGAACAGAGTCATTCTAATCTTAAACCCTACTACTAAGGAGCATTTCATTTATAAGAGGTTCTTTGAGGACAGAGGAGTACAGGAAGGGAGCAACATAACGAAAGGAGATACTACCTACATACACAGTACTTACTTAGATAACTTTAAACACCTCAACGAATCATTTATTTCTCAGATAGAGCAGATGAGGTTACGCAGACCTGAGAAGTACAAGCATCAAATTTTAGGAGGGTGGTTAGACAAAGCTGAGGGAGTAATCTTTACGAATTGGGAGATAGGAGAGTTCAAGAAACTAAGCACTTCTGTATTCGGACAGGATTACGGATTTAGTAACGATCCTTCAACGCTTATAGAAACGAATATAGACAAGTCTAACAAACGAATATACCTTAGAGAGTGTTTCTACCTACCAAGACTTACAACAAGCGAGATAAGCCGTTTAAATAGGCAATACGCAGGTGATGCATTAATTATAGGTGATAGTGCAGAGCCAAGACTAATTACAGAGCTGCGTAGAGAGAGCAACATTAGAGAATCAGTAAAAGGACAAGGAAGTGTAACCTATGGGATAAGTCTAATGCAAGATTATGATTTGATTGTTGATCCTAATAGCACGAACTTAATTAAGGAGTTAAATAACTACTCTTGGTTAGAAAGAAAGAGTAACACTCCAATAGATGACCACAATCACTTAATAGATGCAGCACGATATGCAATCAGCTATCAATTAAAGAATCCTAATTACGGTTCTTATGCGGTACGATAGTTAATTAGATAATTTTTACTATATTAGTATCTCATAAGAGTTATTAGTTTGTTTAAAGAGGCAGTCCCGTAAGACTGTCTTTTTTTTGTTTAAAAACTAAGCGTTTCATTCGTTATATAAGTAAGTAAGTAATTATGAAATTAGAAATCAATGTACCCGACAAACTAAGTGAGATCACATTAGGTCAGTATCAGAAGTTTGTGAAACTGTACTCAGGAGAGGTTACAGAGGAGTTCTTAGCCTTAAAGATGCTTGAGATATTCTGTGGAGTAAAACTCTCAGAAGCGTATCAGATGAGGTTTAAGGATGTAGATGGTGTAGTAGAATTACTAACTGAGATTCTAAATGAGAAACCTCAGCTTGTACAAAGATTTAAGTTAGGAGATGTAGAGTATGGGTTCATCCCTAATCTTGATGATATGTCATTTGGTGAGTATGTTGATTTAGATACTTACATAGGTGATTGGCAAAACATTCACAGAGCGATGGCAGTACTATACCGACCAATTAAAGATAAGAGAGGAGATCGTTATAATATCGTTCCTTACGAAGTGGTAGATGCTGAGGTGTATAAGAATATGCCACTTGATGCAGCGATTAGTTCGGTGCTTTTTTTTTATCGTTTAGGGATAGACTTATCGAGAGCTATGACGAACTATTTGGAGGAGGGCAAGGAGAGTCGTTTGGTGCAATACCTCAATTCGGAAAAAAGTGGGGATGGTATCAATCAATATACGCACTTGCTCAAGGGGATATTAGACGATTTGAACATATCTCTGAACTAAAGGTACACGAGTGTTTGATGATGCTAACCTTTATGAAGGAGAAAAACAACTTAGAAGCAAAACAGATAAAAGGTAAACTATGAGTGTAATGAATGGCTTTTACAGAGTCTTAGATACGATTAAAGACACACTACAAGCCGATACAAATTGTAACACGGTAACTTATGGGGATATCACACAGATAGACCTCAGCAAACAAACCATATTCCCACTATCACACATTATAGTAAATTCTGTAACAAGCGGTGAGAATATAATGACTTTCAATCTATCGGTTCTTGCTATGGATATTGTAGATGTGAATAAAGATGAGGTAACGGATATTTTTGTAGGTAATGACAATGAGCAGGATGTGCTAAACACTCAGCTTACTGTACTTAACAAAGTAATTCAGAAACTAAGAATCGGCTCACTATACTCTGATAAGTATCAAGTACAAGGTGATGTGAGTTTAGAACCTTTTAGAGATCGGTTTGAGAATCAGATTGCAGGGTGGACTGCTACAATGGACATAATCATAGAGAACGATGTTAATGTATGCTAATAGAAAAATATGAATTTTTCAAACACGCAGGAAGCATTAAACAAGTTTGCTAAGTATGTGATTCAGCAATCAAGAACGAATCTTACTAAGCAGAAAAAGAACGCTTCAGGAACACTTTATGATAGCTTAGGATATAATTTACAAGTCAATCCTAATTCGTTCAGCTTAGAGTTCTTTATGGCTGATTACGGCTCTTATATTGACGAAGGGGTACACGGAAGCAAGAGTAGTTACTTAGAAACAAGAAATAGTAGGTTTGCTTTCTCAGGAAGGTTTAAAACGATTCCTACAAGTGCATTGGATAAGTGGACAGTAAGAAAGGGAATAGCACCAAGAGATGAGAAGGGAAGATTTATTGACAGACAAAGTTTAAAATATGTAATAGCAAAGAGCATCTATGAGAAAGGTATTAAAGCAAGTTTATTCTTTACTAAGCCTTTTGAGAAAGCCTTTGATAATTTACCTCCTGAAGTCGTAGAGGCTTTTGGATTAGATATAGACGATTTATTAGAATTTACAACATAAACAAAGTATGAGTACAATTTCAAATGCAAGAAGTCCTTTATACTACAAATCACTTGGTACAGGTAGTGTAGCTTCTATTAAGTGGGAAATAAAGATTTATACAGGAACTCAAACACCTGTTCCAAGCGACATACAATACACGATAATCAAAAATACTTTTGAGGAAACAATTCTTGGTAATCCTTATCAAATTGCACCTATTGAGATTGGAGAGTTAGTAAGAGATTATCTATATACTGATTACTATACAGAGGCTATTGATGCAGTATGGTTAGAAGTAACTGCTACCCATTATTCGGGATTGAATGGTACAGGTAGTGTTGTAGGTAGTCCTGCTACTACCACTTCTTTAGCTTTTGATGGTTATACATATTTTGAAGAGGGAATTGGTGCAAGAGGAAGTGCAGATCCTGCAACAAGTCCATATACACCTCAACTATTACAAGATAATACAACAGTTTACTTTATAAAGGGAGAAGATATTAAGCTACCAATCTTTGCAGAATCATTAGCTACTATTTCATTTTCGATAGGCGGTGCGACTTCTTTTTGGAATGCAGTAGATGATTATTGGGAAACTTATGATGTTAGTTGGGCAAATACTACTACGGTAATTAACATATCTGATGATGGCAATACAAATCAAAAGATTCAATATGTAAATATCACAGGAACAGAGAATTTAAGTGATGGTGAAATTATTACAATCTCGAATGGAGTTTATAGTGATATCACGACTATTACTTTAAGAGAGATATGTGAACTTAAATACACTCCTTACAGAGTTATTTTCTATAACAAGTACGGAGCTTTACAAGACTTATGGTTTAATAAAAAATCAGTAGAGAATCTAAATGTTACCTCAACAAATTATAAAAGAAATATAATTGAGTTTGATGTTTTAAGTGGTGTTGATTATAGCACATACAAGCATCCTAATAGACGATTTGATATTGTAGCTAATGAAACTATACAATTAAGCACAGGATACATTGTAGAGTCTTTAAATGATCCTATTAAGCAGTTATTGATGTCAGAGAGTGTGTGGATTGATGATGGTACTAATGTGTACCCTGTAAATGTAAACACAAATTCACTACAAATGAAGAAGAGTGTAAATGAGAAGCTGATTGCTTATACTCTTGATTTCTCTTTTGCTTTTGATAAGATTCAGAATGTACGCTAAGATAAGGTAATGCAACAAACGCAACTATATATACAGAACCAAAGGATAGATTTGTTTGATGATGAGGTTATCTCACTTACGCAAACTATTCAGAATGTAAGGGATATCGAGAAGGTGTTTACTCCTTTTTCAAAACCCTTTACAATACCTGCATCTAAAAATAATAATAAGATATTCAAGCATTATTACAATTTTGATATAGATAATGGATTTGATGCAAGAAAGAAAGCTGATGCAAGAATAGAGTTAAATTATTTGCCATTTCAAGAGGGTAAGATTCAATTAGAAGGAGTAGATATGCGTAATAATAAACCCTATGCGTATAGAATTACTTTCTTTGGAAATACCGTAAATCTTAAAGACATATTAGGAGAAGATAAATTGAGTTCTTTATCGTGGCTTAATGGTTTTACAAGAACCTATAATGCGACTAATGTAAAAACCGATTTACAAGCTAATGGAGTGGACTTAACAAACACTTTTGATAGTGTTACTTATTCAGATGCTTATGTAATGCCTTTGATTGCTTGTAAGACAAGATTATTTTATAGAACATTAAGTGGAGGTGGAGTTCAGTATTTTAATGATGATGGAACTACTAATCCAAATGGTGGGAATTTATTTGACCATTCAGGAGGAGGTTCACCGCATCAACACGGATTATATTGGCAAGAACTCAAATATGGAATCAGATTGTACTTGATTGTCAAAGCGATTGAGGAGAGTTATGATGATATCGAGTTTACAAGTGATTCATTCATATTAGATACTTCAAGTAATGACCAATACTACAAAATGTATATGTGGTTACACAGAAGAAAAGGATTTGTTTTTGATGATGCAGAAGGAAGTATCATAGAAGAATTATACACGGGATTTAGTGATGATACCTCAACATTTACAAGAGCATTTTTAGTAGATGATAAAGTAAAGATTTTCAATCTAACGGGAAATCAGACTATTGATTATTCATTGGAAGTTAGAAGAACATCGGGAAGTAATCCTTTCACGGTTACTATTAAAAAGGATGGAATCATCTATGCGGTAGATAACTCAAGCTCTACTCCTTTAACAATGACAGGTACACTTACTAATTCAAGTACAGGATATGAGATTTTCATTGAAGGAACTGCAACAGAAACTTTTGATTGTGAATGGACTTTGACCGATAGTTCTTTGGGTGAAAGTGGTTCATTTACAAGGGGTGGTGGTCAAACTTTAGCATCGGATTATCAGTTTAGAGCATCAGAGCAAATACCTGAAATGAAGGTAATAGATTTTCTTTCGGGGTTATTTAAGTTATTCAATCTAACTGCTTATGTTCAATCGGATGGAAAGATTAAAGTTCAAACCTTAGATGATTTTTATGCAGGGGGAACGACAAGAGATATAACAGATTATGTAGATACTTCAGAAAGTGCAGTAGATGTAGCCTTACCATTCAAAGAGATGAAGTTTGAATATACAGGAAGGGGTACAGAGGTAGCACAATTATATGAGCAAGAACAAGGCAAAGGATGGGGAACAGAGGAATATAAGATTGATAATAGTTTAAGCAGAGAGGTATATAGCGTTCAAGTTCCTTTCGAGCATATGCAATTTGAAAAACTTACTGATAATGGTACTGCTTTATCAAACCTTCAAGTGGGTAATTTTATAGATGGAGATAATGCTTATTTTGGAGAGCCATTGATTTTTTATTGGCAAAGATACACAGGTACAACTATATCTTATTTACCCGATGATTCTACTCACGAAACAGTTTCTACTTATTGCGTTCCGTTAAATTCTGTTACAGGTACTTCTTCGGATAGCAATCATTTCTCAGTAGAGTTAAATGAGTTCTTACCGAGTACTACTTTAACAGGTTCTTTGTTTGCTAATTTTTATCAAGATTACATTTCGGATGTATTTAATACTAAAAGGCGATTAACAAAAGTAAAAGCATATTTACCTATAAAGTTTTTAATCAATTACACATTAGCAGACACATTAAGAATAGCAGATAAAAGTTATATCATAAACTCGATCACTACTAACCTCAACACAGGTGAGAGTGAGTTAGAATTATTGAATGTAGTATAGAACGAAGTTTTAAAGAGATGATAAAGAATTTATTAGAACTCCTTGAGGTAGCAAGAGGCGAATCAGAGAACATTAAGATAGCACAAGGTAAGTACTACCTACCTGAAACATACAAAGACACATTTAAACAGATAAGAAAAGAATGGCAACAAAACGGGTAATAGAATTAGAAGCTAAAGCTGATAAAGCGATAGGTGAAATTGAAGAGCTAAGAAAAGAGATAGAGAAACTCAATAAGGAAGTAGTATCTGCTAATAAGAAAACAGAGGATGGTCTAAAAGGTGTTGAGGATGCTTCTAAAGCTACTACTAAGAGTTTAAGAGGAATCGGTACTGCTATTAAAGCTATTGGTATCGGACTGCTCTTAGAGGCTTTTAATTTCTTTAAGGAAACACTTGGTGAAAACCAAAAGGCGGTAGATTTCTTTGCTACTACTTTTGAAACATTATCATTAGCCTTTAATGACTTTATCAATTTTGTATCGGATAACTTCGGTACTGTTACAGGATTCTTTAAGGGCATATTTGAAGATCCTATTGGTTCTATTAAAGACTTCGGTACTGCAATTACAGAGGGTATTATCAATAGAGTAAAACAAGCTATTGAAGTACTTGGATTGTTAGGTAAAGCAGCAGGACAATTCTTTGCGGGGGATTTTACAGGTGCGATGATGTCTGCTAAGGAAGCAGGAAAAGAATTATTTGATGTAATCACAGGACAAGAAGGTGGATTTGAGGCGGTAACGGATGCGGTTAAGAATACGGTAAGTGCGGTTACGGATTACACAAAATCTACTGTTGATGCAGCAAAAGCAAATGTAGAATTATCTAAACAAGCTGAGGTAGCACGAGTTCTCCAACAAGGATTAGTAGAAACCTTTGATAGACAAGCAGAGAAACTAAGACAAGTTCGTGATGAGGAGCGTAATACTATTGCTGATCGTATCAAGGCTAATAATGACCTTAAAGCGGTATTAGATGAGCAAGAGGCAGCGATGCTCAAGCAAGTAGATACTCAGATAGCATCAGCACAAGCAGCATACGATAAGAATCAAAGTCAAGAGAATTATATCGCTTTATTAGAAGCAACTCAAGAGCGTGAAGCGGTACTTGCACAGATAGAAGGATTCCGCTCTGAGCAGTTATCTAATGACTTAGCACTACAAAGAGAGCTTATTGAACTTACGGAATCTCAAACAGAAGCAGCTAATCAAAGAGCAATTTCTGAGGGAGAGTTTAGAGCCGAGATGATAGAAGGAGAGTATTTAAGACTTGAAGCATTAAAAGCAGTAGCAGAAGAAGAAGCGAGATTAGAAGAGGAAAGACTTACTAAGAAACGAAACCAATACAAACAAGGTACTCAAGCTTATGTAGATGCGAATAACGAGTTATTATCCTTCCAACAAGAGAACAATCAAAAGCAGGTAGAACTTGAGAGAGATTTACAATTATCTAAGCAACAATTAGTAGGTGATGCACTTTCTAACTTAGCAACCATTGTAGGAGAGAATAGTAAGTTTGGTAAAGGTATAGCAGTTGTACAAGCGATTAGAGATACTTATGCAGCAGCTAACACCGCTTTAAAGTCTGCTCCACCACCATTCAACTTTATATCAGCAGCAGCTACGATAGCAGCAGGTATTAAGAATGTTAAGGGTATTGTAGCAACAGACGAACCTTCAGCACCTTCATTTGCAAGGTCAGCAGGAGGAGGAGCGGTCGCAACACCTGCACTTCCTTCACCACCACAAATAAACACCGTAGGAGCATCGGGAATCAATCAGTTAGCAGAAACTATCAATGCACAGACTCAAAAGCCTATAAAAGCATTTGTAGTAGCAGGAGAAGTTACTACTGCACAAAGTCTTGAGCGTAATGCAATAAAAGAAGCATCAATATAAATACAAAATAAATAAACAAAGTCGTTATATAGATATGAAAATCATTGAACTCATTTTAGACGAGCAGAACGAGTTTTCAGGAGTTGAGGCTATCTCTGTTGTAGAGAATCCTGCTATTGAGGAGGATTTCGTAGCATTAGCTAACCAAGAGATAAAACTTGCTGAGGTAGATAAAGAGAAGCGTATCCTTATGGGTGCGTTACTTGTACCTAATAAGCCAATATACAGAAGAAACGGAGAAGAGGAGTACTATGTATATTTTTCTAAAGATACGATTCGTAAAACTGCGGAGATGTTCTTAATGAAGGGGAATCAGAACAATTCAACATTAGAACACCAATTACCTCTTAATGGATTATCGCTTGTCGAATCTTGGATTGTAGAAGATGAAGATAAGGATAAGAGCCGAGTATATGATATGAATGTACCTGTAGGTACTTGGATGGGTGCGGTTAAGGTAAACAACGAAGAGGTTTGGAATGACTATGTCAAAACAGGTCGAGTAAAAGGCTTTTCGATTGAAGGGTACTTTGCGGATAAGATGCCAAGACCTCAAGAAAGTATAGAAGAGGAATTAAGCAAGATCGAGGAAGAGGAAGCGGATACTTTACTATCTACTATCAAAGCTATTATCAAAGGAGATAAGCGAGTAAAGAGTGGTAAGCGTACAGAGTTAGAATCTTACTCAGATTATCCAAGTGGTGTTAAGAATAACGCTAAGAGAGGTATTGAACTAAATGAGAAGAATAATAACAAGTGTGCTACACAAGTAGGTAAGATCAGAGCAAGACAACTTGCAAAGGGTGAACCTATCTCAGTAGAAACTATTAAGAGAATGTACTCTTACTTATCAAGAGCAGAGGAATACTATGATGAAGGGGATACAAGTGCTTGTGGCACTATTTCGTATTTACTATGGGGTGGCAAAGCGGGACTTAGATGGTCGGCTGCTAAACTAAAAGACTTAGGTGAGCTTGATTTAAAGA